CACGATACGGGAGATCATGATCTGGGCACCGTGCAAGGTAGCCATAAGGCCAGTCTTGAGCAGGGTAGCTTGAGTTTCGATGTCCAAAACATCACGTCCCCACTTACGCAGGTCAGCAAAGTCACGGGCATTCATGAACACGCGAGCAACGCGGTTGTCCCACTGTTCGATTTCAGCGAAAGCATCGATGAAAGCGGCAGGAGTGACAGGAGCGTTCACGTTCACCTGAGGGTTAGGATTGGTATCGGTATCGAAACCATTCACATTCAGCTGATCCAAGACTTCGAAGACGCGAGAGTCTTCAGCAGCCTGAATCTGAGCCTTACCCAGGTTCTGAGCACGTTCGATCAGGTCGAAACGACGTTCCTTGATCTGAGACAAAGGAATCTCAGGATTGGAAGCCAGTTCGAAGAGAGGGAAGATCACACGAGTACCGCGAGCAGTACCGAGGATGTTTTCACCTTCTTCAGACACGGCATAGGCACGTACGTCCGGATCCTTGTCGTAGATGGGCAATGCGCCGTCAGGCAACTGTTCCACTTCGAAAGTCTTACGACCAACGGAGGAATAGTCGCGACGTTCGCGGAGGGGCTGCTGCATGGAAGCAGCAAGCTTTTGGCGGCCTTCGATCGTTCCAATGTATTGGGCGATCACTTGGCTCTTTTGTTCGTTGGAAAGTTTAGACATACTCATTTTTCTGTCCTCCTTAAACGCGCAGCTGAACAACCATGACGGGGCTGCTGGCGGTTGGGGGTTCAATGATTACGCCTACGATCGTTGCACCAGATGCAGCGACACCACCAGTCAAGCCAGCAGCGATGGTCAGAAGACCATTAGCGGAAGCATAGACGGGGAGACCGGCAGCGGTGGAATAATCGAGCGCGGTTCCGGCAGTGTCAGCAGTCTCGTAAACGGGAACTTCGACAACGGAGCCAGTGCCGTGCAGATAGGTGATGGAGCCAGAAGCCACGGATGAGGTGGATTCGTAAGCTTCGCCAGCAGCATTGCGAACAGCGATACCGACGATACCTACTTGAACGCCTGTAGCAGCGTCGTTAGCAGGACCGACAGTAGCGGCATCTACGATGCGAACTACGGAGCCAGCCAGAATACCGTCAGGAGTGGCGGTGTTCAGAGTGGTGTTGGCCAGAGCTTGAGTTCCAGAGCGATTGTCCACGGTAAGCCCTTCATCACTGATTGCACAGTAAGAGTTCAGGGTACCACGGTACAGAGGCTGGAGTTCAAGCGCAGGAGCAATTTTATTGCTTTGTCCACGCATGGTTTACCTTCCTTGTGAGGTTGGGTTACATTCCCTACCGCGAGGCACGGTAGGAGTATTTTGTGTCTCTTCTAACCCCAGGTGTTAGCTGAAAACAGCTGACACGTTGGGAGTAGAACCCCAGAGAGAATCAAGAATGTCGTCGGAGGATCCGGCAGAAGCCTTTTTGACCATCGAGCTGGTCAAGGAAGCAGCGGCAGGTTCCACAGCACTGAAAATGGATTCCAAAGCGTCATCGCCATGGGAAGAAGCAGTCTTGGCAGAAGCCTCAACAATGTTTTCTTTTCCCATTTCGATTTCGGGTTCGGGCTCAGGAGCGGGTTCGTCACCATCGGGCTCAGGAGCGGGAGCAGGTTCGGTAGCGGCTTGGGCCATGGCCATCACCACGTCGGTCAACTTGGCGAGCTTGTCTTCGAGAGCGGCCATCTTGTCTTCAGCTTCTTTGGCTTCAGGAGCTTCTTCAGTCTCGGGAGCTTTAGGAGCTTCGTCACCGTCGGGCTCACCTTCACCGGCAGCTTTAGGAGCTTCAGGAGCTTCAGGTTCGTCGGCAGCGGAAGTCACGCTCAAAGCCAAAGAGGCTTGGCGAGAAAGCACACCGTCAATGGCGGAGTCGGGGAGGAACATGAGATCGGAAGAGTTAGCGATCAGAGCTTCTTGGCTTGCACCAGGCAGCATACGCTCGGAGGCGATCATGCACTTGGCTGCGTGTTCACGCATCTGGCTGGATTGCTTGATGGCTTGAGCGAAGGCCATGCGGATTTCACCGAGATTCATCTCGTTGCGCTTGGCATCTTCGGTATTGAGTTTTGCAGTTTCTTGCGTGGAGATCGGATCTTCCTTCCATGAAGAAGTGTCGCCGGTCTGGTATTCCTTTTGGAATGTTTCACCGGATCCGTTACCGCCGCGCTTGGCTTCATCGGGGCGTGCACCATTCATGGTGTACACGTCGTTGACTTCCCCCGCCTTCTTGTCTGTAAGCCTAGTTCTTTCCATTTGAGTATCCTCTTGGGTTCTGATTTTGTTCATCCCCCTCGCGGCTGGAATGCCCTGCGGGGACCAAGTCACTTCCTCTGCGTTTACATCAAATTCTGCTGTAGACTCATAAGGAATTTTCGAAGTTTTCGATATGATTAATAGATTATCAGTTCTGGTAAAATTTCTGGTAAAAGACCGCTAGGCTAGATACCGTCTAGGATGGCGGGCCATGTCCGTAAAACTTTTTTCTCGTGGTCCGAGGGACGCCTTACGTTGTCAAGAACAAATTTCAGCATATAATCCTTGTCAACGGGTCCTTTATGGTCCACAACGTGTTGCACCACATCGTCACCCACGGGCTGTCCGTTCCTGCGTTCATCCACAAATCGAAGTACAGCGGCGGCATCCTTTCGTGTGAACCCCAGCTTAGAGATATCAGACAATTTGGGTACTGAGGCCATGGCCATTAGGGACGCGGCAAGCTTCACATTCTGGATCTTGGTGACGTCCACTGAGTACTTGTCTTGCAAGTACCTGGCAGTGTTGTGAGATGACGCCTCTTTCACCAGAGAGTCCGACTGTCTGAAAATGCTTTCAGTGTCCGCATTGTCCTCGCCCACTTCTTCCGTAGGATTCTTATCCTTGAAGGCTTCGTTGACCTGGTCCATGAGCTGTTGCTTGATCTGAAGCATAAGCCCGTCTTGAATTTCCTTTTTAATGGAATCCAAAGGAGTGGCCTGTGCTTCCTCAGGTGTAGTCTGGGGGTCAGCGGGGTCAGCGGCGGCATCTTCCCCGAATAGGCTATCGGCGCCAGCACCAGCATCTCCACCGGCACCTGCTTCAGGTTCAGGGAAATCTGCGTCGCTCTTACCCTCAGCAGGAGCCTCAGCAGGCTCACCAAATCTGGCGGAGGAGTCGTCCTCACCTTCAGCTATCTTCATAGAAGCGGCTTTAGCAAAAGCAGACACATCATGGTGCTCAGTTTTGATTACTTCGCGGGACTTAACATTCTCCATGAGGGGGTCGCCCGTTCCGCGAGCGGCAGCTTTAGCGGCCTGGTACACAGCCTTGGGAGGAGACACGATGTTACGTATCACAGCACCAGGGAACGCAGGCTTGCGGACCCAGGAGGCATCAATGAATGTGACACTCGACGGGTCCTTCTTGTCACCGCAGATCTCGGCGATGATTCGCTTGTTCCCGTTATCATCGTAGAAAGTGTTTCTACGGTAGAAACGGATATGCTCACAATGTTCGGATTCGTCTTTGGCCGTCTTACCACAACGACTACAGGTTGAGTACTGTATGAGGCAGCCCATACTAACGGCGTTGTACTCACCGGTCAGGATCTTGTTACAAATGTCAGGGTATTCCCAGCTGGTAGCGATCAACAGATCCACATACAGAGTGGTGAGGGGGTTGCCACGGGAATCTAGTCCCAGATCGACTTCCCTGATGGCCGCGTCAATAACTTTACCCTTGGAGTGTTCCGGCAGCTGGACATGCTCAACATAGTTGTTGGCGCCCACGAAAGTCTTGTAGGTGGCTGCAAGAAGATCTCTTTCCCAGCAGTCTCCATTATTGTTCACAAAGATGCTGTGCTCTGGCTTGATGAGGTAGGCAGACTTGGGGTCTCCTGACTTAGCTTCTTCCAGATCCACGGAAGCCATGATAGTGACGTGAGAAAGGAGCCACTTAGACGGATCGTACTTTGACAAGGCCTCTGAAGCAGTCTTGACCTGGCCCCCTGAACGATTCCTGGATGTAGCGTTCACCCATTTACTGGCATTTACTCGGGGAGTAACCAGAAGGGCTTTACTTTCTTTTCTCATTGCCATGGTATTATTTCTCTTCTTTGTTTTCTTCCTCTACACCAACTTCTTTACCCATGGCGCCATTTTGCTTGGCGGGGATACCCGTGTTCTTGATCCGACCCCAGCTGGGGTTGGTGGACACGGGGGAAATCGATGCGCCTCTCTTAATCATTGCCATGAGAAGCCTCCTGTTATTCTTCGTTGTATTCCTGGGTAAGGGCTTGCTTGATCAAGCTGTCACTCAGATAGGAACCGTGTTTGTCGTACATGATGTCGTAAGCCTGCATGGCCGTTTTGCCAGCACTTCTCAGGGAAGCGGCTTCGTCCATCACAGTGTTGGCGACGCGAAGGGCATGCTGGGCAGTCAGGTCATCAGCGTTCTTACGGAACGACGCCATCTTGTTGTGCATGTCCACCATAGCCTCGAAGCTGCGAGCGACCACAGATGCGGCCTTTTCACGGAAAGACGGGGTCATGGTGCCAAATGTCTCGGCGGACATTTGCTTGTCGTAAGAGTCGTACCCGTTGTCTTCCTGCACCACGGACATACCCTGGAACTTGGGTACCAGGATTAATTCTTCGGGGGCATGTTGCTGGGTTTCTCCGATGGGCCATGTCACCCAGACCTTATAGGTCTTGGGGCTTACGGCTACGACTTTTCCCACATAAGGGGAAACATCGGTAGAGCTGGTGAACCAACGTACGTTGTCGCCCACCTTGAAGTCCTCAGCGGCAACTGAGATAGGGTATAAAGCGGCCATGATCACTCCACGGGCTGAAATTCTAAGGCATACCACACCCTAGGTGCAGCATTATTCAAATTCCGGTGGACGATTAAGAGATTATAAGTACTAGGAGTACTTGTGCTGTGTTCTGTTCAAGAAGTGCATCAAAGTCCCGTAGCGCTTGGCAGGCTTGGGGGCTACCCTATCTGCTTCCATACTGGCCGCTGGGACATTGTTTTCCTGGTCCTTACGGAAGGCTTCCAGTACCACATCCATTTCACGTAGGACCTGATCCTCTTGGCCCCGCGGCATGGATGCTGATATGCTGTGGACGAAGTCCATAACCTTGTCTCCCCGTGTGGGGTCATCCATATGAACAGAGCGTGCCACGGTCCTGAGGTCTTCCAGAAGTTTTCCCCATCGACTTAGCAGGTGCTTCAGGCCCTGCAGTTTGTGGGAGTCGTCCAGAGTATCAATGTCCTTGACTTCTTTGCGAATGACATCTAGGGCTCCAGGTATGTCGGCACCAACTAATTGGCTTACAAAGGTACCGCGAGCCTCTTCGCTCATTACGGGGTTGTTGCGGATATCCAAAAAGGAGGTTAGGTTACCGGCAGTTTTTTCCGCAGGTCCCTCTAAGTTAGCAGCAGCCAGCAGAAGGTCGTACCCTTCCATTTCCTTTTTCTTAGCCTCGATGAGGTTACTCAGATTCGCAAACATAAGCTATTCCCTATTTTTAGGACCTACACAGGCTATTAATAGGTTATAAACCGGTGGGTACTTTATATGCTTGGGTATCGGAGGATACCCCTATGGCCTTAGAACAAACAATCACTTCTGCTGAGTGGGAGACTCTTTTAGGTCTGTACGTGGATACGTATGGCTTGGACAGGAAAGCTACTCCTGCGGAGGCCCTTTATTCCGAGACCACATCACTAGGGGTAGTGGACCCTGTGTTCCCCGTTTTAGCTGGGCACATTTGGCCAGGAGAGGAGACCCCCGACAGACCTGAGACGTTCGGGCACCTGTTGGAAGGTATTGCAGCATGGGTTAGTAACAGAAGCTGTACGGACTACATCCCCCTGCGTGCCAAACAGTTAACCAATTGCAGTGAAGTCCTGAACAGGCCCCTTACGGACATGGTGTTCTTTATTCACAAAAACCGGGAGGCCAATACCAACTACAACAACATGATGGAAAGCATGCGAGAACAAGCTGACCTAGGTCTCGGTCTGGGAATCCCTGCGAACGAGCTGTGGCCCATGAGGTCTGAAAAAGTTATCGCCATGTGGCGGATCAAGATCGGAAAGTGATCAGATCAGCTAGGACCTCATCACTGTGCTGCCGGATGCCATTGACCTCTTGCTCGGTCACGCCCTCGGGGTAGTGCACACCATTTTCGTGAAGGTATTTCACCAAACCGTCCAGGGACCCAGGTGAGACCAGGAAAGTTAAGGCCCTGCTGCCATCTATCCTGATCACGTGACCGTCAGGCATTACTTCACGAACTTCTTTACTCACCATATGGATAAGACCCCTTTTTGAACTTTTTCAATATACAATTTCTTTTCCTGTTATTTAATGGATCAGGGGTTATATACTGTTAGTAGAGAGAGGATAGTTCTATGGGAAAGCTACTTACAAAAAACGACATAGACCTACTGGTCCGCATGTATGAAGAAGCCTCCCACGCTAGTTGGAGTGAGATCCACTACATGTCACGGGAGAAACGGTTCGATTTCAACTTCCACTATTTTTCCAACGACATAGCAGTCATTCTGAATCTATTTGAGGGGGTCTCATTCCACTCCACGGGTATCATGTACGTGTCCGAGCTCGCCAATCCCGTTCACCATGCTTTGGCTAGACTGGACGGATGCTCCCTACCTGAAGAGGCTAAGCTTGCCAGGGAAGAGAGGAAGCTCATGGTGCGCCTTTTAAAATCCCCTCTGCCCACCGCTATCGAATACCTCAGCCACGAGTCCTTTGACCCTGCGGACTACCGGGGCCGCCTACAGATGGGTACAACCAGAACCCCCGTGCGTCCTGGGAATTTATCACACATTGCCTTAGTGGCTGCCTGGAGAGTTAAAATTGGAAAATAGAAAAGCTCCCCGCTTTCACGAGGAGCTTGACTTTTATCAGTAATGTCACCCTAAAGCGTTGTAGGCATTTCTGAAATTGTTTGTGTACCCTCTTAGGGTATTTACGAACTGCAAGAAGTTGGGACCCTTCCACCGATCGATTTTTCCGGCCATGTCTATGATGTTGGCAAAAAGCTCCAGAGCCTTCTTGGCCTGAGGGATCTTGTTAGGATCCTTCTGAGCGAAGGTCTTCTTTCCAAATTCTAGCAAAGAGGCATCCGTCTTGTACAGAGAGGGGAAGTCCTTCAGGAACATACGGAGTTCGTTCATTTCCTGGGGGTTAGCTCCTTTCTCATTCTGGATTCGATTAGCCAAGTTCTGCATAGCTGCTTCGTAGTTAAGAGCACCGCCCGCTGCGGGAGGAGCCCCGTTACGAAGGGCCACCAGGGACCCCCAAGCTTTCTTAACCAGATCCTGCCAGTAGGCCTTATGTCCTGGATCGCTGTTCTTAGCCACGATCTCGGCCTGATCCAATGGCTCGGTGAGAGACTTCTCGAAGTTGGTACCGTAGTCGGCTTCCTTGGATTCTTCTCCACCTTCGTCCAACACATTTAGGGCGGCCAACTGCTTAACCTTATTGGCTATCAAAGCTTGCAGAACTTCTCCTGATGGTATCCCCATGGAGAGATCCACGCTTTGTTCGAAAGCGAGGCATTCCTCTAGGGCACCTAGGGCCTGTAACTCAGCTTGCTTAGAAGCCATAGCTTCCTGGATGTCGGGTATACCCGCCAGGGCTGCCAAGATTACTCTGTGTTGGTCACTTTTTACGGACATGGTCTTACATCTTTTGGTAGGGAGCAGGATTCTTTACGAAGTTGGCTACTTCCACGGTGTCATCCGTTTCGAGCTTCTTGGCAAAAGGTTTGCCCTTGTCTTCAGAGGGAATTTCCACGACACCGTCGCGGAAGAACTGGTCCACCTCGGGTTCGGGGTCGACGAGGTCCTTCTCATACACGAAAGAGTTTTTGCGAACAGCCTCAGCAGCAAGCCTAAGCTCACCGGCCTGTACGCGGATTTCTTCCTTGTCGGACTTTTCCAACTCGGAGGCTACACTTTCCAGGATTTCCAAAGAGGCTGCTTTGTATTCGTCAGAAAGCATGAGGACCATGCCGCCTTCTTCAGGCTCTGCTTCGGGTTCGCCTTCCGTCACTACGGGCATGGGGTCACCTTCGACTCTCATGGCTCCGCCCTTCAGTAGGTCCTGTGCTTCAGAAAGTTTTTGCAAACCTTCCAGCTCAAGGGAAGCTGCCTTTTTCATTCTCTGGATGTCTTCTTGATTAAGCATAGCTCTAATTCCTTTACTCGAAAGTATTCTCGCTGCCTTCACCGCTGGCAGACTTAGTCTTGGAGAACCCGTTGTAGGCCATGGCCATTCCGATGAATGCCAGGATACCCGTGTCGGGGCCAGCGCCGGTGATCATGTAGTGCTTACACATGATCACTAGGATCACCAGAAGAGGAGCTCTCCCGATGGAAACCTTGCGTTTACCTGCAGGATTGGTGTCCGTGAACAGGGGGAGGAAACCTCCCAGTAGGCCAGTCACAGCCTTTATTGCTTTCTTGACCATTTCCATGTTAGGCCTCCGCTTTACCCATAGGGGCATCTTTATGTGATTCGATGAGCTTCATCAGCTCCTCGTAGTAGTTTTTGGTATCCAATATGGAGTTCACCAAGCGAGTGGCGCGCTCATAATCCTGAGGGTTCCACAGATTCTTGAACATGTCCCTGTTGGCTGGGTTAAGAAGAAATTCCTTCTGGATTTTTTTGGCAGTGGGGTTTGGTTCCCATCCTGCACCGGCCTTATGCCATTCTTCGATAAGCTGAATGAGCCAGGGAAAATTCTTCTGGATATCGGTGTCGTCCGGGTTAGACGGACGATTTTCTTCACCAGGCTGGTCTGAGGGACCGGTGCCCGGGCTGAAAAAGGATTCTTTCTCCAAGGTATTCGCCACAGCGTCCAGTTTGGCGGCGAGAGCCTCCATACCAGCGTCCTGGATGCTACCGGCTACTTTATCCAGCTGGCCAAGGATAGATGACAAAATCACAGTGTCGCCCTTGCTAAGCATTTTCTTGACGGTAGCACGTTGACGTCCGCTCATCTGGGAGACAGCTTTATTGGTCTGACCGCTGGACTGCTGCTGGGCCCGTCCGCTTGGTTTAAGCTTAACTACCACGCCCTTCTTGGGCGGAGCGACGGGAGCGGCTTCCGCTGCCATTTTACTCATCTCATCAGGGGTCTGTCCGTTCTTGTTGGTAAACTCCATGTTCTGGTCTTCCTTTTCTTCCACCTTCTTTTCTTCAGAAGGGGTCAAGAGTTTGTCCACCATATCCGCTAAGAGAGTGGAGGTACTAGCGCTGACCTTGCTTTGCCACTTACCTTCGTCCATGCTTCCTATGGCCATGGAGACGGCTGAGTTTACGGCGGCCACACGATTATCTTCCAAGAGATCTTTGTCCACACAGTTCAAAGCGAACTTAGCGAGCTTCTCCATATCGTCATCGGTGATCTCGTAGGCCTGGGTCTCTTTCTCACGGGAGTCCCCGCGGTTGACCACTTCTTCAATCACAGGTTGTTTCTCGTAAAAGAAATAATCCTGAGCGTTGTTCTTAACCTCAGGGTGCTGCTCCAGAATGTTTTCGTCTTTCTTGCTCATGGTTCGACCCATCCGTGTATAAAGTTCTTATGCCTGGGGCCCTAGGACCGGCAGGCTTACCGATTCCTTGGGAACGATTAAAAGATTATCCCAGCTGTTTTTTAACTTTTCCAGCAAATTGGCGTAGGACCTCTTCGCTCGCGAACCGAGACATGTCGGTGCTAGCTTTAGCCCCTATCGCGTCTTCTCCTGGAAATGACGAAACATCCGCCTCCAACCCTTCTCTCATCTTACTGAGATCGAACTGAAGCTTGTTGGCAGCACGCTGCTGCTTAAGCATCTCTTTCTTTAGGTCGTCGGAAGTTACAAGTTCTTCTGCATCCTTTTCAGAAAATGACTTCAGAGAGGTTTCCAGATTTTTAAGCTGGTTCATTAATTCCTGGTATAGCTCATCCATCTTGGCCTTCCTTGCTCTTCTTGGGTCCCTTAGGGATGTACCCATTTCCGTTTTCTTCCCGATACTCTTTTTGGTACTGGTTGCGGTACTCTCTCGTATCTGTCACATTGTTACTCTTGCGCCGTGGAGGCTTATCATTTGGCATTTTCAAAAACGGCTTTTCCTTCGTGGAAGAGCCGTCCTCCAATAACCGGGATTCTTTGTTCTCCACCATTTCCTGAGCCAGCTTTCGTAGCTCGGACGCTATGATCAACTTCTTAGTCAATTCCATTCACCTTCACTACGGGAGCTTGCCTAGATTTAAGAAACTTGATAACCTTAGCCACACCCTCGGGGTCACTAGCCAATAGAGATTCCAATTCGATTTTTTGGGCCTTATCGCTTGCGAACCTTAAGCCCCCAAGTCCGCCTCCGCCACCGCCTGCAGCTTCTCCGCCTGCTTCCTCAGTGGGCTCCTTATATGTGACGCCAAGAGCTGTAGCCAACTTGGACATGATATCCGTACGGTTAGGCATCTCATTGGCTGCCGCCTGGTACACGCCACGGACCAGGTCGTTAAACGCAGAGTCGTTGACGGACAGGAGATCGCTCTTCAGACGGGCTGTGGCCGTGGTGGAGTCTATCCCTATCAAGTCGTAGATGTCTTCGATGGGGACGCTTCCCTTATTGTACAGCTGCATGAGCTGATCGAATACAGAGTCGTTATCCCTGATGGAGAGACGTGCAAAGGATATCTTAGGGTAGATGACCTTTTCATTACCGTACTTATCCGTTTCCACAAAACCTTTTCTGCGGGCCACGGGTTCGAACAGATATTTCTCAATGTACTCCTGCAGCATGTCGCGGAACAGGAGGTACTGAATATTCAGCAATTCCAAAGTTATCTTGGACCCCGAGTAGGACGCTTCACCAGTCATCATTTCTTTGGTGACACCCAGACCAGCGTACAAGTCCGAGTCATACCGTTCAAACTCAGCAGAAAGGTCTAGGAGCCTCTGATTGGACCCGTACTCTTCCCAGCTGATTTGGTAGTTAGCTACGATCGAGTAGTCAGGGTCCATAAGGGCCATGTCAATCTGCGACCTTAAATCTTCCACATCCATCTCACTAAGATCTTCAGCCGTGACCACCCGTATGGGTGTCATGTGCCTACTGGCGATGGATGTCTGGGCCTGGCGTAGCTTATCCTTGACCAGAAGGGTGTTAACACACCTTTCCAGGATGGATACACCATTGGTTTCGTACTGGGACTTCTTACGTGCAAAATGAAAAACAAAGGATCCGGCGTTAGGGTCCTGCTCTAGGGGTATGGTTCCTCCCCTAGACACTTGCTCCCTGATTTCCTCAGGGACATCGGGGCGAGAGGATTTGCTCAGGTTCTTAAAGGCATCTCCACCAGATTCTTCAAATCTTGTGATGGCTGCCTTAGTCTCGGGGTCAGGTAGGTACTCAATGAGGGGGTTGTCCGCAAAAGGGATCTTGGTGACACGCACTTGGTCAGGTGGTAGGATGATGAGTTTTCTCCACCCTATGTAGTTGGGGTCTGTGTCCGTTATGCGGTATTCCTTCAGAAGCATATCAGACTGGGCCTTACCCCTCGCTTCAAGGGCTGCCCTAGCATCCTTGCTTAATCCGTCATAGGGATTGTGGTCCTCTGCGAACGTGTGGCAATTGCCTATCAGCCAAAATTCATGACTTATTTCCGAAAGGCTTCTGAGCATCTTCAAGCGTTCGGACATCTTATCAAAAAAGCGGTAGCTGTACTCAGCCAAATGTTCGTTCTTCGCCTTGGGCTTCTGCAGCTTTATTTTGGAAAGGGGTATGGTGGAATGCAGATCGATAGCCGCACCGATGATCTCGGTGGAGTTGTAAAAGTGGCGATACCACGCCCTGCGTTCCCGCAGATTCTGTGGTTTTTCCAGAAAGTCGGTGGACAGCTGGGGGCTGTACCAATTACCGCCGGAACCCATGGACACGTCTCCGGATCCGTAGAAGCTGGCGGTTTTACTGGACCCGAACCCGCCGGCTAGAGCTGCCACTTTTTTGCGGGCCATTCTCTCTTTGTCCGAGAGGGGGGTGCTCTTAGGGATTACATCGGAAACCACGGTCACGCCAGGTGTGCGAGTGTTCGCAACCTTGACCATAGGTGTATTTGATTTTTTTCCAGCCATCTGTAATATTTTCTCCGTATCCTAAAAAAGCCTATCAAGAGACTATGACACTATTCTTCTGGGTATCTTTTAGCCTACCCAAGTTTGAGCGGACCCCAGAGGCTATCCGGAGATTGAGACCATTGGCCGCTTTTAGCAGTCGAAGACTGGTGACCCCTTCCTCAGAATTATCCATTCCCTCTAAGACTGCTATGAAGTTTTGAAGCTCGGAATCCAATTCCGAGGATATGCCACTTAGCTTCCCCAGCACTTTGGAGGCTTCCCCTGACATTTTGGCGAAATTCTGCAGTAGGTTATTCACCTTATCTGCCCGGCGCCTTAGTTCGGTAGCCTCATTTGTGGCTTTCGCGGTTTTCATTGGTATCTCCTATCTTGGATAAATGGCCATCTACGACCAAGTGGTTGGTTTTCAAGAATTCCTCCATAAAAGACTGGACCTTATCCTCAAAACCATCCTTGCCAGCTTGCTCCATGATCCCCTTCTGCTCCAACTCCTTCCAGATCCAATCCTTCAGGTAGGGGGTTACCCCCGGGAAATACCTGCGGATTGTCCACTGGACGGAGTCCATAGGTATCTTTGCAGAGATGGACGGAAACCGGGTCTTACCCATGGTAGGACCTTCATGATAACCCATGAAAAACGGGTTGTCTCCTGCGTCATCTAAATTAGCTGGCATATAAGTAGTCACGGAGATTAAAAGGTTATGTGCCTATTTTGACGTTTTTTGGCATATGGCCAATTTTTCTTTTAAAAAATGTGATAATGTAGGACTACCCGGTTATATACTGTATTGTAGGGCACTGCTACGGCAGGTATTAAAAAAACCATGAGAGGAGATACCATCATGAAAAAGAACACCATCATTATGCTGATTACGGCAGCCCTGTTACTTCTGGTAAACGGGTGCCTCTCTGACGACTCCGTTGTCGGGGTACAGGACGAAAAGGGTAACGTCACTTACGTGCATGTCACCTCATTCGATGAAACCACTGGTATCGGTACCGCTGTGGACACCGCCACGGGTACTGTTTACACAGGCCAGTTCCTTAACGTGGACGGGGATTCCGCCCAGGTCGTTACACCTACTGGTGACACCCTCGATTTCAAAATTGTGTCGATCGACCCCGGTACGCCCATCCCCGTGGACACTACCATTGTACCCGTGGACACGGCATTCGTTCCCGGCGACACTTCTACCCTCGTAACCGACACCACCGATACCGTACTGGTGACACCATCATTTCTGAACTTTTCTGGACCCAACTTTGCCTTCCTGGATTCCACCAAAACCATGGATGCCCAATTGCAAGCCCTTGGGTTCGAAGCTACCCCTCGGGTGTACCCCGCAGTGGCTGACCCCGACACCAGCGTACTACCTTCCATATACACCCTACAGGATGGACTCGTCACAAACTACACCATCAACGAGTACACCTTTGACGAAGGCCGTGCGTATGTGCTAAACGGTGAAATGGTCATTCTGTTCCCAAATACGATCATCTATCCCCTGGGTCTTACGGGTACCGTCCGGGATTCTGCTACGCTCATTAAGATGGACATAGCATTTGAAGAAGACCGTACCAACTCAGTGATTGACTTTAAAACTACGTTATACGGGTCCTTGGGTAGCTACGAAGCCCTTATGCAAACTGTAAACCTGGGTACAGGTGAGGGGATTGAGGTACTGGCATCTTACTACCGTACCAGCTGTAGTTCCGAGGGGAACTTCGCAGACAACGACGGATTAGATGGCCACCGTGACCCTGCTTGCGGCGTACCCCTGGGTCCAGATCGCGTAGGGGGTGGTACCTACAATAACATGGCGGAGAACTCTTCGGGGTGCCACGATTGGTACAAGGGATTGCGTACTTCCATTCTAGCGGGTGAGTGGGTTGGGACTGCACCCTATTTCTTTGACGCCCTCAAGGTTAACCCCTCCGAAAACCTAGATACCCACTTCACCAATAACCCCTTCAAGTGGTTCTCGTATTTCCTCTACGGCTCTTTCCCTTCGGAGAGTTCCGTGGACCTGTCCTGTTAGAAAACATAAGGGTATTAATTAAAAAAGGCGGCCTCTCTAGGCCGCCTTTTTAAGTTACCAACCAAAGAGGGTTGTGTTGTGACTACGTATGTACGTAATGGCTCCGTCTGTCTCACTGGCTTGGTACGACTCTGGTATGCGGACTGTAGCGTTACGTGCCCTGTACGTGACAAACTTACATGATACGTGGAACCATACCCCTACAGGTAAACCTAGAGCCCAGGTGCTGCTGCCGGACACACAGTGCCGAGCCAGAACTTTCAGAGCCCTGTATCGGGACGGCGCCGACGCATCAGAGGTTGTTTCACTAGTGTACCCCACGTGGGTGAGAGATACCATGTTGTTCACCTGAACCAACGTAGGCTGGTTTGCTCCTGAGTTAGCACTTGAGCCCCAGGCAAAGGCCTCCACATTCTGTGGCAACCCGAACAGCCTTCTTCCCGTGTCACCGAAGTAGTAGTTAGCAGTACTGGGGGGGAGCTGTCCCGTGTGCATATCCGGAACAGTTATCCCGTATGTGTCCGAGTACCCGGCGGCCCCCAGTATAAACCTAGTCTCAGTCAGTTCCGTGCTTCGCACGTTAATGAGCTTGCTAGCGGAATTGTCCTTTACTATGACATCGTACACCCCTCCGTCATTGAATGAGTTTGACGACTCATTAAGAGAGATGGCCTCAAAGATATAGTCCCACGCAAAGTTACCTGGCGACCCGTACCCATTGGGGTAGTAGGGACTGATCATATTGTCCTCAACAAGGGGGTACTTAACATCGAAGGCATTGCCCGTGATTACGGTGTCCTCTGCTGTAGCACTGGCCGCGTCGGGTATCAGAACTATGAAGCTGTCCACCACGGGATCCTTCTGCACGGAACCCAGGTCGACATTACACTCGAATATATTACCGGTGATGATCAACTCCTTGCAACCGTATGATTGGTACTTGGTGTTGATGAAGGTGTTGTTAGACACCTGGCACTGGTTGTGGGTGTACAAAGCGTTACTCAGGAAATCATCCGCACCCACAGTATACATGTTAGGTACTTCAAACACGTTACCCATCACCTGGCTGTAGCCCGAGGAAGAGACATTGTAGGCACCCGCTAACAATAGGTACTCGGCACCAATCACGTTACTGGTGGACGAACTAGTCACCACCTTGAACCTGTTGAACAGGAACTTGGCCCTAGTGTTAGAAGGGGATTGGACAATTGAATTCTCAAAAGTACACCATTGCACAGTTCCGTGGTAGAAAGCAGTGGCGACTGCCCCCGTGCTGGATAGGGATACTTCAGAGCGATAGAAGTTGCAATTGCTTATCACAGCGCCGTAGGTTTGTCTAAGGGACAAAGTCTGGGACCATACCGTAGTAGACCCCTGTCCGTAGAATGAGCAATTCTCTATGCGGAGCCCAACCGTGGAACAACGGTAGCTTCCCACAGATGTACCCGCAGGGGATGTGGTGAGGTAGCCAAAAGTGGGGTAAGCCAGGGTGTTGTGGTCATAGTCCAATACCAAGTTTCGGACACCTAGGTTCCTGCTCACAGCTGTAGCAGTACGACCATCCTTATAACCAGGAAGCATGGTGATGCCACCGTCCAGGTAGTAAGGAACCGATCCGCCATCCAGCCACATGTACTCGCTGTCCAGCGCGTAAGACTCTGCCAGAGGGTCTGGGGAGGTTTCGTCCCCGTCCCATGTAGAAGCTGTCAGACAGTTAAAGGCCATCTGAAGAGCTTGGGTGTCGCTAACCAAAGTATTGGCACGGAACCACTCAGGACGAACGATACCACCACCCAAAGACGGGGCCCATGTGTCGGTCCACAGGCTAACTACTGTTGGTGAGTAGTAGGTGTGGTCAAACTTGGCGTTCATGCTGTCCACTGGGTACTTGATGCGGACATTCATCTTATACCAGGTCAGGAGAGCCCCGGGGGCCTGCTCCACAGGGTTTTCGAAGAAGTCCATGACGGGGTCGCCGTCAGTACCTAGCTGGTAGATTCCTGCAGGGAAGTATAGAGTGGCATTTACACCGCTGCACTCAAAGTTGTTGAGAAGGTTGCGTAGCTTGTCAGAAACTCCGGCCACGGCTCCAGGAAGGACACCGAACCAGGTCACATTGACTTTGCTGGGGGCATTTGCTCCCCACGATACAGGACCTTCAGAACAGTAGTAAACTGTTCCGGCAGCCACATCGGGGAATGTGAAGATAGTGTAATTGGGGGCAACTATGTCCGCGTTTACGGTAAGGGTAGCGGAACCGGTTAGCTCTATACCCGAGGAACCTACGAACTTGGAACGAGATGTCATTTCCACATCACCTTCGATACCATAGAAACCCGCAGGACCTCCAGACCCAAACTTACCTAGGGACCCGTAAACTACAGTAAACCCTCTTGAGTAACTGCCCCGTATGGGTTCCTTGTCCGCGTCCGCCAGGAGCGAGGAGTACATGTCGTTGAGAGCATCCGTGTTGTCGTAGGCCACCCCGAACTCATCTTTACCGGAAAGGGCAAACCACCACTCTGGCCGCACCTCTGTTAAGGCGGAAGGTGCAAAGTGGAGGATAGGCCCAGTCACGGGGTGTGTCAGCGCCGTGTAGGTATTGATTGTGGTAGGGCCCCTGAATGTCCAAATAGGACGGGTAGTGTTGTTGTAGAGGAAAACTCCCGACCCTATGGTTAATGCCACGGTCTCAGGGAATTCCATATCTGCTGTGGTGAGGTAGACGGACTCCGCGGGTATAACCAAGTCCATACCAAACTGCTCCGCAGCTGCGATAGCAGCAGCTATCTCGGCATCTCTGTTCAGAGGGGCGGAACCGGATAATCCAGGTATGGCGCCATAGTCGTAAACGCTGAGGGTGTTTTGCCTTACTTGCCTTACAAATCTTCCAGGATTGAGATTGTCCCCCTGGTAAGCTATGTAGATCCCGCTATCGTCGTCTTCAGTGGAAGTCGCGTCATAAATGAATATGTCACTGCTTCCATCACCGGAGGCGTAGTAGCCCTTAACCAAGACAGCCTTGGCGGCTAAAGTGACGGGGTCTAGCGTACGTAGCTCCGCTATACTGTCCACTGCGAAAATAGGTATGTCCCTCCACAGCACACCATCGATGGCTGCGGATAGGTACTGCCCGTCTCTTCCAACGGTCCAGCTCAAATCCTTGATGCGGGGTCCTGAGGGCATAGCACCAGTACCGGTTAGGCCCCACACATCAGGGTCAGACATATCCAAGAAAGCATTCCGACCTCTAAGAGCAACCGAAGCGGTGGACGCCAAAGCGTTCTGCTGGATATCGGGCTCAGCACTCATGGGAGTAGCCCTTACCGTTCGAATGTAGGCGTCCGCTGAAACCAGAGCGCCCGCACCTGCTACCAGTGCTGTCGTGGTGTCTTCCCTTCCGGCCAAGACCAAAGGTTCGGCTACAGTATTGCCCCCAAAGAAGGGATCTTCACTGACTTCTATTGTCAGATTCCGAAGCGCTGCCGAGGAGGGGATGTAAGAGTCACTCAGGTACATATTCAAATTGTACGTGGAGGCGCCAGGTCCTATGGCAAACTTGACTAGGCCGAAGTCGCCGTAGGGGCTCTGCTTGGTCCAGGTAAGATCGGTAACTGTAAGGGCCGGTGTACTGGCACCCAAGGTGGCGTCGGGTATCTGAACCTTTACGCGACAGGAGGCATTGACTGAGTTGGACCGGGTGGGGTCCTTGATAACCACTACGAAAGACTGGTAGCTAGCAGACACTGCCGCTAGCGGTCTTGAGGCGATGGTGTACTCGAACAAAGTACCCTGGAGGTCCACGGCAGCAGTCAGAGTGTTGTAGGACATGCGGTCGGCATGCAATGTACCAAAGTGGCCTTCGGCGTAGGTCAGGGTTTCTGCTGGGAGTATGCCCAGGGGTGCGGTGGCTGTCCAAGAGGTAGTACCGGTTTGGTAAAATGCCAAGGACCCACCATTCACATTGACTGTGTCTGTAGCGTTGTAGCTATAGACCTTTCCATAATTTTCATCGTAGAGGTGGGCCTGCAGGGTCATGCTATTCGATGTCGAAGACACCACTGAGAAACGCAGGTTCTCCTTGAGGAAATTATGGGATTGGAGTGCTACTGCTTCGAATGTAGGCAGGGCCCCCGAGGATGTCTTATTCAAACGAATCTTGAAACTTCCAAAACGGTCGGGTTGGGCCAAGCTTCCACTGCTAGCAGCCACATTCAAAATAAAAGTCAAATCCGTTGCCTGTGCAGCGTCTGTAGAGAACTCACAAATCTTCCAGTAGGCGTTGCCGCCCAATCCGTTTACAGGGGTCCTGTACATGTTGGTCTGGCGATCCCACTGTGCGTCGAAGATGTGAGCGGATCCCGAGACCCCTACATCGTTCCAGAACTGATTGGTACCACCCCTAAGATCCACGTGCTCGTCAAAGTTGGCTCGGTCTGCTACATCCAGCTGATAACCTGAAGCTCCCCTGACTTCTTTACCAAGGGCTAGTTTACCCTCATTGTCCAGCTGGGAGACCACGCTTTCATCATCTTTCTTCTGGGTCCAGAAAAAGTTACTCAGAGCAGGATCAGCCGAGGTACGCGCCTCGATGAGAGATCCCGTGAACCCTCTTCCTTCCAAAACCACAAGGGAGTCTTCCAGATCGGATCGAGCTTCCTCGACGGTGGGCATGGAATCCGCGTTAGCTGCAGCTCTAACGTACAACCTGCCTGCGAATACTTTGTCCGAAGTTATCTCGCCTGGTACAAGGCCATCGGGATTTGGTTGGATTGTTCCGGCGGCACCAGTTTCACCGGTACCGGCTACGGCCAAAGCCCTGATTCGGTAATCTCCCTCATTGTCCAGGACACGGGGAGTGACCGAGTTGCTATTGAAAGCTTCAGTGTCTACGCCCTCGTTCCTTCCAGTGGCGCCCCAAGTCTCGTCCACGTCAGAGGAAAGGGCTCTTCCGGCGTCCACGTCGTTTTGGGTGTACCCGCCGTGTCGTAGGCGATGGGTGATCTCCACGGGTGGGCAGACTCTCTTGTCCTGAAGCTCCAGGATGTCCGTAAAATCCCCTTCACTGAAAATAGTGGAGTGACTACGAGTCAAAACAGATATGGGGGCGCGGAGGTATTTCACGCCCGTGGCGTATTCGCCTTCAGCGAAGAAGGGGTCATCGTAAATAGCACCGGTTAGGGGATCAGTGCCCGTCCAGTTCTCGGCGACCAGGAACTTAACACTAGCCTTGATACGGTTGGCAGTCTGATTGCCCACCACTGGGTCTTTTATGCCTGGGTCTTGAAGGTCGGGAGCACTGTCCGAAGGAGAACTCCCTCCGTCAGTAACTTCATCGAGGGTAAGTTCCACATAGATGACATCGGTCTGGCCCACACTTCCGGGTTGGATCTGGCCCACATCCTTGACATAGGTATCACTACGCATAGCGTACTTAAGCTTTTCAGCCAAAGTAGTGCTGGGATTGTTGGGGTCGGGAATGGTCTCACCAGGGTATTCCTTGATGATGGACCCCATGTGGTCGTCAGGATTGTCATTCTGTTCGGACCACTTGATATCAGAACTTAGGAAGATGTACCAACCCTTCAGGTACATGATAGCAGGAAGATCGTTGTAACCATCGCTATTCAATCCACCGTACACAGTGAAGTCTAAGTTTTGTTCGTTGGAGTTTCCATCCACCGCCGTGACTTTGAATCCGTCTACACGATGCATTCCAGCAGCATCGGGGTAGTCACTGTATCGACGCGACACTACGGCTACATCCCCATAGGAGTTGCGTGCCAACCACCTGTTCAGGTCCAGCATAGTCTCAGAAAGCTCGCGTACTTCTGCGTCCAGTAGTGGAGTGTTACGCTGAGCCTGTAACACATAATAACGCTTCTTGGCGCTATACTGGATAGAATTTGAGTACTTACCCTTAAATGGAGTAGTCATGTACTATTCTCCCTCGAAAATTACCTTCGGCGGGGACCTGGGCCCATCCCAGGACCCATACCACCACCAAATCCGTTGTACCTCCCACCACCAGATTTATAGATCATGCCTGTGGAGGGTCTATTTAGATCCATTCTTCTAAGATTCTTAGAAAGTGCCATATGGCCCTGGCGGCCCTTTGATGTCCTAGGCACTTTGGACCCCTTGCCTCCACCAGTGATGTACTCCGAGGCAAGCTTGACAGAACGAGCTAGAGCATCACTCAAGTCGTCATGGCGGTCCTTTCCTTCGGGCATAAACACCTTGATAACGTACTTGGATTTTTGAAGGACCTGCAGTTTGAGTAGTTCCTGGACAAGCTCGGAGTCCTCAGGTTTCCCGTTGGGTCCTGTAACGCCGGACGCTGGTAGCCTTATACCACGAGTCATGAACTTGGCCATAAGGTTCTGGTAGATCTCTGAGTTCAGGGTATCGTTGAAATGCCTGTCCTGCATGGTCAGGATCCCCTTCCTTTTAAGAATGGGGAGCACAGACATAGCGTAGTATTGGTCGAGAAGACCCGCATGTATATTGTAGTGCCCGTGGATTTCGGCTATCCAATCAGCCATTTCCGCGGGGTCGAATGCCTGAAGCTTACCAGTGCTTTCGTCAAAGGTCTTTTCGTCTTTAGCGTAACGGACAGCGATCCAATCCAGAACGATCACGGGAGATTCCACCCCATCTACCACATCGCGTTCCACATGGGTCACTGCGATAGCAGTTCCATCGTTCTTAAGACCAACGTCAATACCCATAAAGTACGGTATACGCTCACTGGATCTTTCCTTCATGAAAAGTTTTTCGTCCACGCAATCGTAGACCAGGTCAGCGTCCTCAATCCACCCAGAAAGTCTATCCGAGAACTCAGCACCGTACTCCACAGAGAACACCACGGGGCTCTTGTAATACTGAGATTTCAAAAAGGCAGTAGGAATTTTAGGATTCATTTCCCAGGACGGTAGCTGGATCATTAGGATGTCGCCACCCTTCTCTTCATCGAAAGATCTCTCGTACTCCTCCCAAAGCAATCCAGACTTATCGGCAGGCGAGGATATTAGGATAATCTTGCCTGCTGGGGAGCCGTCCGGGTTAGGGTACATAGCTAGCGATGGTATAATGGCTTCGTAAACAGCTTTGTCACTCTTATCGGAGGTGGACTTGCTACCTATTTCCTTAAAAAAGTGAGCGACCTCATCGAAAGCCACAAAGATATTGTTACGTCCGCGGGTGCTGCGGGCAGAGCATGCTTCAGCAATAAATTCAATGGTATACTTTCCGCCGCCAAAATCCTGGATATCCCTTTGGGACTTCAGGTACATTTCTGTTTTATTTGGGGACTTAAGCAGATAATCCCTGAAAAATAGGGCACGTTCCAGATTGTTTGTAACACGGTCATAAAGAATCTTGGCGTTCTCTTCACTCGTGGACAGACAGGTCATAGATATGGGGTCATCAGGCATCACACCGTAATAACCCTGGGGGTGGTACTGCAGCATCATACAGTACATCTCGTAGTTGGCGATCATGGATGTCACAGTGGTTTTGGTACCACGGCGCCCACAAATCAGGGCCAGCGTATTACGAGTTCCGTTTAGGGGGCCGGGGCTTATTCGGCCCTCCTCCAGGAGGTACAAGTAAAACTCCTGTTCCGTAAAGGTGTACAGAAGATTTTCGTTGAACCTATCAAAAATTGGTATGTACCTATCGGTGTCATCCAGGGGTATACCGTAATAGGCTTTAAGGATAAATCTTTGGGCGGGTAGCAAAGGGGGCACTCCGGATATAGACCCCATGCCCAGACCCCACGGGGCCTCTACGAATGTAATGACATCTACCTTGGTGTCGGCCTGATCTGTAACGCCCGCGGCAGACCCCAACATGCCGGCAAAGGTGGTCTTTACCTTCTCGGGGTTGTTTCTTCGGGGTACTAGATCTTTAGGGGCCATATCAGTTATTCTCGTGTCTTAGCAAAAGCTTGTGCGTTCATGGCTGCATCCTTCTTAGCGGATTTCTGACCTTTGTAGGCCTGCTCAGCCATCTCCTCGAAACCCGTAAGTTTCTGCTGGAGCTTTAAGAAAAATCTCTTCTCGGTAGCTTCCTGCATCCCAGTTTCTTTAACGGCCTGCAGTATGAGACCGGTCATAAGACTGAGCACATCTTGGAAGCTGTCACTGTAGAAATCGATTTTACCGCCACTCTTGTCCTTCAGCTCTTTACTACGCTGGGACACCATCTTGGCAGCTTTTTCTAGGGATATGATTCTTTTTTCCGAGAGGATAGCCTTGGAGGCAACGTCGTTCGGTTGTGTCTGATTGGACAAAGACTTTAGGTAGGACGCCTCGGCAGCGACCTCCTCCAGAATGATGTCATAAAGACTGGAGTCGTCGTCCTTGGACCTTATGGCAATACTCAGCCTGTCGTTGCTCTCGCTCCGCTCATCCACCAAATCTGTGGACACCGATCTACCGCCGACATCTGCGGACAGTACCTCGTGCGACCCTGATTCTTCAAGGGTTTCGGCATCGACGACTTCCACTTCCTCGACGTCGACTTCATTGTTCTTTCTCATAGTCGACTTCCGTTTTCGTATGTTATATCTTCCCAGTCTAGTTTACGCCCCCTCACTGGGGAGGGCTCGGGACTTCCTTTGGGGAAGTCCCTTTACGATCAGAAATTGATGTTTCCCATCTGGCCCATCACGATGTCAGTGCTCTTACGTGGAGGTGTAATAACCGCAGACATGTCAATGTCCAAGGAGTTGGCAGTCAACCCCATGGAAACCGATGGGTCAATGTCGGGAGTAACCTGCGAAGCTTTCTTCACATGGGTCACTTTAAACGAGCGGCCTTGACGGCTGCAAGCCCCACAAACCTTACGGACGCAACTCCTGCACTTGGAACCTTCAATGAGGGAGGCGGTCTTTGCCAAGGGGTAACCTTGAGACTGGCAGTTGTCGAGGGAATCCGCATGAATCTCATCCATAGCGGCCATAGCCTCTCTAACGATCCCTATGGCTTCGCCAATTGGTACGTAGTTGGCAACTTTACTTTCCACGGAAGAGGCGCTTAGGCCAGCCTGGAACGACTTAGTGGCAGCAGTCTTGATGGCGCCGCGATCCACTTCTTGGCGAGTGGGTCCCACGGAGCTATACAGGTAACCCTGCTGGGTGCTTGCTATCTTCACATCAGTGGATGCCTTCTTTTCCTTATAGGAAGTCATGGCGGCCTTGATGATGCTGACAGGGGAAAGGGACGCATTCTTCACAGCGTCCAAAAGCTGTACAGCCACGTCACTGCTCAACTTGGCGGCACCGTGCAAAGAGGAGCA